GCTAAAACAATCACATTAACAAATAACGATAAAGGTTCTTCTCAGGATATATTTAAAAACGTAACTAATGGTAAGGGTACTATTGTAGCTAAAGGCAACAACGATACTTTAACTATTTTAGGTTGTGATGGAACAAACGTATCTATTGATGAAGAAGCACAGTCAATAACTATCTGTACTGTAAAGCAACAGTTATCTGTAATAGGTGAGGAACTTACTATAAGTGAGGGAAACACAGTAACCTTGCCAACCAATACAGGACCTCAAGGTCCTCAAGGTCCGAAAGGTGACACAGGTGCACAAGGTCCTATTGGACTTACGGGACCTCAGGGTGCTAAGGGAGACCAAGGAGACCAAGGCGTTAAGGGAGACACAGGAAGCCAAGGTGCTAAAGGAGACACAGGAGGTCAGGGTATTCAAGGTCCTAAGGGAGATACAGGAGGTCAGGGTATTCAAGGTATCCAAGGACTTCCGGGAGCAAACGGAAAAGACGGAGCCAAAGGAGACCAAGGAGACCAAGGTGTAAAAGGAGACACGGGTGCTCAGGGACCTATCGGTCTTACGGGACCACAAGGCGGTAAAGGTGATACAGGAGCCAAAGGCGATACAGGTGCTCAGGGACCTATCGGTCTTACAGGAGCCAAAGGCGATACAGGGTCTAGAGGTCCTATTGGATTGACAGGACCTGCAGGTGCTGATGGTAAGGATGGTGCCCAAGGTCCGAAAGGTGACACAGGTGCACAAGGACCTATCGGTCTTACAGGACCACAAGGAGCCAAAGGAGACACAGGTGCACAAGGCATACAGGGACCCAAGGGTGACACAGGTGCGGCAGGAGCAGATGGTAAGAACGGTGCTCAAGGAATACAAGGAATACAAGGAGCCAAGGGTGACCAAGGCGATGAGGGTCCAAAAGGAGATACAGGCTCACAAGGTCCTATTGGATTGACGGGAGCAGCAGGTACAAATGGAAAGGACGGTGCTCAGGGACCTAAGGGTGATACAGGTGCTCAGGGACCTATTGGATTAACAGGTCCTCAAGGTGGAAAAGGAGACACGGGTGCTCAAGGTCCGATAGGACTAACAGGTCCGCAAGGACCTAAGGGCGACACGGGTGCAGCAGGTGCTAAAGGTAATACGGGTGCTCAGGGTCCCATTGGACTTACAGGTGCCGCAGGAAAAGATGGTGCCACAGGACCTCAGGGTCCTGCAGGAGCAAAAGGAGATACAGGGAGCCAAGGTATTCAGGGTGTTAAAGGAGACACCGGAGCAGCAGGTGGCACAGGACCTCAGGGTGCTAAAGGTGATACAGGAGCCGCAGGTAAAGATGGTGCTCAAGGTATACAAGGTCCCAAAGGAGATACGGGTGCCGCAGGTGGAACAGGTCCGCAAGGACCTAAAGGAGATACAGGTGGAGTGGGTCCCGAAGGACCTCAGGGTCCTAAAGGTACTACAGGAAATACAGGTGGCGTTGGTCCACAGGGTCCTGCAGGTGCTAAGGGTGACACAGGTGCTGCAGGAACAAACGGAACAAACGGAGCAAAAGGAGATACAGGAGCAACAGGACCACAAGGACCTGCAGGAGCAACAGGAGGGGTAGGACCACAAGGACCTGCAGGAGCAAAGGGTACTACAGGTAATACAGGACCTCAAGGTCCTCAGGGTGCAACAGGTGCTAAAGGTAGTACGGGTAGTACAGGACCTCAAGGACCACAAGGACCACAAGGACCTGCAGGAACCGATGGTGGTGGCTCTATTACTCTAAATGGAAAATCAACAACCATAAAAAATCAAGATTTCTTTACTGAAGGAAAGTTTATGTACTTACAAATTACTTTTGAAGATGGAAGTACAACTTGTATCCAATTACAACCTTGCGAGTTTGGTTGATAGAAATTTTATATCTTTGTAACTAATAATTAATTTAATAAAAATCAAATGGCAAAAACAAAAAAATTAACTAAGCAGGAATTGACACAGGTTCAATCAATGTTGAACGCATTTAACCAATTGAAAATGCAATTAGGTGATGCAGTACTACAACAGACTTCAATCGTAGGAAAGATTGATGATTTAAAAGTAGAGTATGCAAAAGTAGAACTAGCACTTTCTGAAAAGTATGGTTCTGATTCACAAATTGATGTAAAAACAGGAGAGGTAAAAGCACTAGACAGGCTAGAAAAAGTAGAATAATGGCAAGAATAAAGACTTATGCAATAGATGCATTACCAACATTAGACGATAAGGTCATAGGAACCAACGTAGATAATTCTTCGTTGACTATGAACTATAAAATTGGAGACATTATTGCGTTAGTCCCCGGAGGAGGTTCTTCGGTTCAGTCATTAAATACATTAACAGGTGTGTTAAACTTAGTCGGAGCCGGAGGTATTAGTATTAGTACTTCCGGTGAGGATATTATTATTACCGGTTCAGGTGGTGGTAGTGGACTTACTAGCATTAACACAACTGCTACAGGACCCAACGTAACTCTTGAAGGTAAAGGAGGTTTGGTTGTTACCGAAGTTGGTAACACAATATTCCTAGATACAACAGGTGTTGGAGATTTTACACTAACAACAAACGGAACTTCAGGAGCAGCAACCTTAGTTGGAGATGTTTTAAATATACCTCAATACTCAGGTGGAGGTGGTAGTGGAATTACAAGTATCAATACTACTGTAACGGGACCTAATGTAACCTTTTCAGGTAAAGGTGGAATCATTGTTACTGAAGTAGGTAACACTATATTTATAGATGATTCAGGAACTGATGAAGATGTCAAGTTTAAAATTGATGCATCAGATACTCAAGCAGGTTATTGGGCAGACAAAGTATTTCCGGGAGGAGGTATAACTAAAACCACATCAACTGATGCTGATGGTGTTAAGACAGTCCAACTAAACCAAAGTCTTCCTTCAATTGTAAACAGTATTAAGGTAGGTAGTTCTATTGCTATAGGAACATTTGAATTTACAGGTTCAGGAGTTACAATGAATACAGGTAGTCCTAATGTAATTAACTTTGCAGGTGGCGGTGCTTCATTGCCTTATACAACTTATGTTGCAAGGTTCAATACTATTGGTACTTCAGTTAGCGTAAACGAATTAGAAAATACTACAGGTGGTACATTTACTTGGCAGAGAATAACAGGCTTATCAGGGGAGAATATAATTATTACATACTCAGGAGTTTTGTCAAATGATACTTTAGTTTTATGTAATGGAACTGCAGGAGATAAATCTTCAAGACAACAAGTCTTCTACAAATCACAAGATGGCAATCAAACAATTACTCTAGATATTCTAGATTTTAATTTTAATCCTTCATCTGCAGATGTTAATGATGGCAACTTTGAGTTAAGGATATATCCTAAAAAATAACTATGGACATTAGAAAGATTTCAGTAGGACCTGATTACAAGTCAGGTGCAATGCATTATATTGTAGGGCAGTCTGTTCTGAATGGCAATTATATTATTCATTTAATTAAACTTAATGAGGTTCGTGGTTCAATATTAATATACATAGAGAGCAATGGAGAAATAGTATTATGGAAAGAATTCACGGGTACTATGCCAATCTCTATAGAGTATAATATAAATTTTTTATAATGTCAGAGCAGGAAAGAAAAGAACTTGTAGAAAAAATAGCAACTCTTAAAACCCAAAAAGAAGACACATCTGATTGGATGGAACAGATGAGTATTGCTGATGAGATTCACAATATTAAAATGAAATTAAATGGAGTCAAGCCAACTGATTCACATATAGATTGTATTGGTTGTGGCTCATAAATTAAATTATGAAATCACCATTTGCATTTATTACCAAACCTGTAGAAGGTAAAAGGTATAATAACACAAAAAATATTGGTGGGATAGACTTTATTGTAAGTACGTCTCAGGAAGATTTTAGATTTTCAAATCGAAAAGCAGAAGTAATAGAACTCCCCCTTGGATATAAAGGTCCAATAAAGGTGGGAGATTTTTTGTTGGTACACCATAATGTTTTCAAGTACTATAATGATATGAAAGGTAATCAGCAAAGTGGACGTAGCTACTTTAAAGATGACTTGTTCTTTGTTGAACCTGAGCAATTCTTTGCGTATCACAATGGTACACAATGGAATGCAGTAGACAGGTATTGTTTCATTAAACCTACAAAAACTGAAGAATCGTATCTTTATAAAAACGTTAAGGAAGAACCTTTGGTTGGAATAGTTAAGTACCCAAACGATTACTTAATTAGTAAAGGTGTAAATAAAGGAGATAAGGTTTCGTTTAAACCTGATAGTGAATATGAGTTTAATATTGACGGGGAAAGGCTTTATAGAATGTATGACCATCAGATTACTATGAAACTATGATATACATAAAAGATAATTTTCTTAGTGAGTCTTCTTATATTCAATTAATGAATCACTTGAATAGTAATAAATTTAATGAGGTGGATACAGGAGAGAAATCTTTTTGGGTTCAACCAAGTAGTGAATCATTTAATGAACTAGTTTCATTTGAGTTAGAGTTTATAGAGAGAAAGCCTGTAAAACCTTTGTTACAATTTTTTAGAGTATCGACTGACAAGGTTGATACTGATTGGAGGATACACGCAGATACTATTATAAAAAATGAAAAACCCGATAGAGCAGTAGTTTTGTATTTATCAGAATCTAAATCAAAAGACTTACACGGTACTGCATTTTGGTCACATAAAAAAATGGGTGAATCAATGCCAACTGAAATATCAAACTTTGGGTTTGATGAAATGTTGAAAAATGATTCTAACAACCTAGATATGTGGGAGTTAAAAAGTGTTGTGGGATATAAACCAAATAGACTTATCTCTTACCCTGCTAATTATTTTCATAGTAAATATCCAAACATTAGTTGGGAAGAGGGTAGAATAGTTTATGTAATGTTTTATAAAAATGAGTAAGTATATTTATTGGGAAGACGAATGGAATGAAGATATTCCATTAAAAAAAACAAAGCGTATTAGAAATGAAATCAAAAGAAATAAAATTAAGAATAATAGAAGCAGGTCACAGGGCGGTAGAGCAACTGATACAGGTAGCGAAGGAAGCGATTATTAAGCACGACCCCGAGGATGACTTGTCGGCAGATAGATTAAAAAATGCAGCAGCGACAAAGAAGCTTTGTATTATGGATGCATTTGAAATATTAAGCAGAATAGAGTCAGAGCAAGAAGCTATTGATTCTTTAGAAAACGGAGTAAGTAAAACACAAACTAAACAAGGATTTGCAGAGCGAAGGTCTAAATAGCTTATACATTAATATTGAGGGCATTGTACCGAAAAATGTTTTAACGTCAAAGAACAGGGCGAGAACGTGGCTATATGGCTATAATGAGAAGTATGGCTTTATTGTTATATCTAAAACAGGACAGATTGAAAATGTTATTGAGATATCGGGACTTCGTATTGCACTACCTAAACCACCTAAGACAATAACCTCTAGGAGTAAAATAAAGTCCGAACAGTATTGGGAGCGTAACGAAATACCTGACGTATTAAATAAAATAAACTCTATATTTCAATGGAATGAAATGTCTTCTGAATTTAAAGACAGATGGGTAGACTATGTAGAAACAGAGTTCGATAGAAGAGAGCAAGGTTTATGGTTTATGTCTAACGGAACTCCTACCTATATTACAGGTGCACATTATATGTACCTTCAATGGACGAGCATAGATATTGGGTATCCCGAATTTAGGGAAGCAAATAGAATATTGTATTTATATTGGGAAGCTTGTAAGGCTGACAAAAGAAGCTTCGGTATGATTTATTTAAAGATAAGACGTTCAGGATTTTCTTTTATGTCATCATCCGAATGTGTTAACACAGGTACATTAGCAAAAGATTCTAGGGTGGGTATACTATCAAAGACGGGTTCTGATGCTAAGAAGATGTTTACAGATAAGGTTGTTCCAATTAATAGTAGGTTGCCATTTTTCTTTAAACCAATTATGGATGGTATGGATAAACCTAAAACAGAACTAGCTTTTAGAATCCCTGCTGCTAAGATTACAAAGAAAAATATGTATGATACAACTGCAGACGAGTTGTATGGTTTGGACACAACAATTGATTGGAAAAATACAGACGACAACAGTTATGATGGTGAGAAATTACTATTATTAGTTCACGATGAAAGTGGTAAATGGATAAAACCAAATAACATATTAAACAATTGGAGGGTAACAAAGACTTGCCTTCGATTAGGTAGTAAGGTTATTGGAAAATGTATGATGGGGTCTACGTCAAATGCTTTGGATAAAGGAGGTGGCAACTTTAAAAAATTATATACAGACTCTTATCCGTTAACACGAAACGCAAATGGTCAAACTAAAAGTGGAATGTATTCACTTTTCATCCCAATGGAATGGAATATGGAAGGGTTTATAGATAGGTATGGGATGCCTGTTTTTAATACTCCAAAAAAACCTGTACTAGGAATTGATAATGAAATGATAAAGCAGGGTGCTATTGATTATTGGGAGGCAGAAGTAGCCTCACTTAAACAAGACCCTGATGCATTGAATGAATATTATAGACAGTTCCCAAGAACTGAGTCTCACGCATTTAGAGACGAAAGCAAACAATCAATATTCAATCTCACAAAGATATACCAACAAATAGATTATAATGATTCATTAATCATTGAGCAGCACGTTACTCGTGGAAATTTAAGTTGGCAGAATGGTGTAAAAGATTCTAAGGTAATTTTCTCTCCTGATAATAGAGGTAGATTTTATGTATCTTGGACTCCAAACGCATCGTTGCAAAATAATGTAATAGAAAAAAAGGGATTAAAATATCCGGGTAATAATCATATAGGTGCCTTTGGGTGTGATAGTTATGATATATCAGGGGTAGTTGGTGGCGGTGGTTCTAACGGAGCACTTCACGGTAAGACTATGTTTAATATGGAAGAGGCACCAAGCAATGAATTCTTTTTAGAATATGTGGCAAGACCACAAACTGCTGAGATATTTTTTGAAGATGTATTAAAAGCTTGTGTGTTCTATGGTATGCCAATATTGATAGAGAACAATAAACCTAGATTGTTATATCATTTTAAAAACAGGGGGTACAGAAATTTTTGTATGAACAGACCTGATAAGGTTTATACAAAGCTATCTAAAACGGAAAGAGAATTAGGGGGTATACCTAACTCTAGTGAGGATGTGAAACAAGCACACGCATCTGCAATAGAGTCTTATATTGAGAGCAGTATAGGGATGAAGGAAGATATGGAGATGGGAGATATGGTTTTTATTAGGACCTTAGAGGATTGGGCAAAGTTCGATATTAGTGACAGAACTAAGTTTGATGCGTCAATAAGTTCAGGGTTGGCTATTATGGCAACACAGAAACACCTCTATTTACCTGAGAAAAAAGTTTCAAAAATAAAGGTTAACTTTGCAAGGTATAGTAATGAGGGTAAATATAGCGAAATAATTAGATGAAAAACGTAAACATAAACATATCATCTACAGGGTTTCCAAGTCAATTTGTATCTGATTCAGAGAAAGAAACTGTCGAATTCGGGTTACAAATTGGTCAAGCTATTCAATATGAATGGTTCAAAAAGGATGGGAATCAATGTAGATATTATAATCAATGGAGGGACTTTAACCGTTTAAGATTATATGCAAGAGGAGAACAGTCCACAGGAAAATATAAAAACGAGTTAGCCGTAGACGGAGATTTGTCTTATCTAAATTTAGATTGGACACCCGTACCCGTTCTACCTAAGTTCGTAGACATTGTGGTTAACGGGATGCAAGACCGTGAGTTTCACGTTAAGGCATATGCTCAAGATGCATTGTCTCAATCTAAGAGAAGTAAATATCAGCAAATGGTAGAAGGGCAAATGGTAGCTAAACCTATGCTCGAAACTATACAAAAAAAGACAGGTGCTAATCCTTTTACCGTTGAACCTGATTCACTTCCAAACTCAGATGAAGAACTAAAACTTTATATGCAAATGAATTACAAACCTGCTATTGAAATAGCAGAGGAGGAAGCCATTAGCACTTTGTTTGAATCTAATAAATATAATGATACTAGAAAAAGATTGGATTATGACTTAACAGTTATAGGAATATCTTGTGCTAAACACGAGTTCTTACCCGGAGCAGGTGTTAAGGTTGATTACGTTGACCCTGCTAATATTGTTTATAGCTATACAGAAGACCCACACTTTAAAGATTGTTTTTATTGGGGGGAGATTAAGACATTACCTATTACTGAGTTAGTAAAGATAGACCCCACACTAGACAACAAAGACTTGGAGGAAATATCACAATACTCTCAGAGTTGGTATGACTATTATAATACTGCACAGTTTTATGAGAATGATATATTCTATAAAGATACTGCCACGGTTATGTACTTTAATTACAAAACTACAAAGAAGGTAGTTTATAAAAGAAAAGTAAAAGACAACGGTAACGTTAGTATGATTGAAAAGGATGACCAATTCAATCCACCTATTGAAATGCAGGAGGAACAAAACTTTGAAAAGGTATCTAAGACTATTGACGTTTGGTATGAAGGTGTTATGGTTATGGGAACCAACATAGTTTTGAAGTGGCAGTTGATGGAGAATATGGTTAGACCACAATCTGCAACTCAACACGCTATTCCTAATTATGTGGCAGTAGCACCAAGAATGTATAAGGGTGCTATTGAGTCTTTAGTTAGAAGAATGATTCCTTTTGCTGATTTAATTCAGATTACACATTTGAAGTTACAACAGGTTATATCTAGAGTTGTGCCCGATGGTGTATTTATAGATGCTGACGGATTAAATGAAGTGGACCTTGGAACAGGGAATGCATACAATCCTGAAGATGCATTAAGATTATACTTCCAAACAGGTTCTGTTATTGGTAGAAGTTATACAGGTGATGGAGACTACAACCAAGGAAGAGTACCTATTAAAGAACTTCAGTCAAGTTCAGGTGCATCAAAAACACAGATGTTAATTGCTAACTATAATCACTATCTAAATCAAATTAGATTGGTTACAGGATTAAATGAAGCAAGAGACGGTTCTATGCCTGACCCTAATTCTTTAGTTGGCTTACAGAAAATGGCAGCATTAAATTCTAATGTAGCGACTAGACATATCTTAGAAGGAAGTTTATATATTTATAGAAGTATTGCAGAGGCTTTAACATACAGAGTCGCAGACATTTTGCAATATGCAGACTTTAAAGAGGAGTTCATAAATCAAATAGGAAAATATAATGTATCAATATTAAATGATATTGCAGATTTATATATTTATGACTTTGGTATATTCATTGAACTATCTCCTGACGAAGAACAGAGGCAGCAGCTTGAACAGAATATTCAAATGGCTTTATCTAAGAGCGATATAAATCTTGAGGATGCTATTGATATTAGAGAAATAAAAAATATCAAACTTGCAAACCAATTACTAAAATTAAAAAGAATTGGTAAACAAGAAAGAGAAGACAAGATGGCTATGTCCCAACAGGCTATGCAGTCTCAACAACTTATGCAACAACAAAAGATGGCACAAGAAACTGCTATGCAGAAATTGCAGATGGAGACTCGTGCTAAGATGGAATACCGTCAAGCTGATATTGCATTTGAAATAGAGAAAATGAAAAATGAAGCTATGCTAAAATCTCAATTGATGGACAAAGAGTTCGAGTTGAATATGCAATTAGCTGCGTTAAACAATAGAGGTTTACAAGATAGAGAGGTTGGAAAGGAAGATGCAAAGTCTAAAAGAATTAGCCAAGCGAATACAGAACAATCTAAAATGATTAACCAACGTAAAAATAATTTACCTCCGATTAATTTTGAATCAAATGAGGATAGTTTAGATGGGTTTGATTTCGCAGAATTCAACCCAAGATAGTCGTCTAAAACTATAATAATTTTTGTGTAACTTTGTATAAATTAAATTTAATAAAATATGGAAATTAAAGTAAAAGCAGTTGACGGTGCTGACGAAAAGTCTGTACAACAAGTTGAGCAAGAACTTTTAGATAAACACGAACAAAGTCTAGAAGCAGGAAACGCTTCAATTGATATTCCTAAAGCGAGTATTCAAAAGGAGGTTAAAGAAGAAGTGATTGAAACCATTGATGATGGTTTAGAAACAAAAGATAAAACTCAGTCCTCAGAGTTAAACGAGGAAGACGTTCTTTCATTTATTAAAAACAGATACGGAAGAGAGATTAATTCTCTTGATGATTTAAATCAAGTAAGAGAAGAAGAGCCTCTCCCCGAAGATGTGGCTAAATACTTAAAGTATAAAAAAGATACAGGTCGTGGATTCAATGATTTTGCAAGTTTGCAGAAGAACTATGAAGAGATGGAGCCTGATAGATTGCTTAGAGAGTATTTCTTGGCAACGGAAAAAGGATTAGATGACGAAGACATTAATGATTTAATGGAAGATTATTCTTATGATGAAGACCTCGATGACGAGAAACAAATAAGAAAAATTAAGTTAGCCAAAAAGAAAACAATTGCGAAAGCAAAAGATTATTTTGTAGAACAACAAGAACAGTATAAGGTCCCCCTCGAGTCGAGAAGGGAGTCAACCGGTTCCGATGAGAATACAGAAGAATTAAATGCTTACCGTGATTATATAGCGAATGCTAAGACAGTTCAGGAACAACAATCTCGTTTGAAGGAGTTGTATGACAAAAAGACTAATGATGTTTTTAGTGAGTTCAAAGGTTTTGAGTTTACGTTAGAAGATAACAACACAGTTTATTTTTCTCCCGGTGATGCTACTGAAATTATGAATCAGCAAAATAACCCACAGAATTTTGTTAAAAAATTCTTAGGTGAAAATGGTGAGTTAGTAGATGGAGTAGGTTACCACAGGTCACTAGCAATGGCGATGCATCCTGATAAGTTTGCAAGGTTTTTTTATGAGCAAGGCAAATCTGCTTCGGCAGATGCTACTATGAAGAAGTTAAAAAATGTAAATATGACAACTCGTAGTGCTCCCGAAATTACTAAAGCAAATAACGGTTTGCAAATAAAGTCTGTAACTCCTGCTTCAAGCAGAGGGTTAAAGATTAGGAACAGAAATAAATAATAACAAAACTAAAAAAAGAAAATTATGAGTGTACAAAGCGTACCCGGATTTGATTTGCAACCATCAGCACAACAAGTGCCTGTTGCATCAAACTACATAACTAACTTTGATTTCTTGAATCAGTATCTTCCTGATACTTATGAAAAGGAATTTGAGCGTTATGGAAACAGAACAATCTCCTCATTCCTAAGAATGGTAGGAGCAGAAATGCCATCTAACTCTGACCTTATCAAATGGGCAGAACAAGGAAGATTGCATACTAAATATACTGACTGTACAACTGCAGCAGTAATTAATGCTAAAGAAGCTACTTTTGCAGTAAACGATGCAGGTAACCCTGCTTTCGGTGCGGCTAACAGTATCGCTATTAGAAAAGGACAAACAGTAATGGTATCTGACAATGCAGGTGGTGGTTCCGTAAAAGGAATTGTAACTGATGTTGACTTGGCTAACTTTACTTTTGACGTAGCATTTTACCCATTAGCAGGTATTCCTATTGCAGGAGCAGGTGCTAAGTTTACTGTGTTTATCTACGGTTCTGAATTTAAAAAAGGAACAGTAGGAATGGAAGGAAGCCTAGAAGCTGACGACCTAATCTTCGAGAACTCACCAATTATCATCAAAGATAAGTATGCAGTATCAGGTTCTGATATGGCACAAATCGGTTGGGTTGAAGTAACTACAGAGAACGGTGCTAACGGATACCTATGGTATTTGAAGTCTGAGCACGAAACTAGATTGCGTTTTGACGATTATCTAGAGACTGCAATGATTGAGGCGGTTCCTGCTGAAGCAGGTTCAGGTGCTGCAACCGGTGCTATTAACCCTGAGTTCGGTAACAAAGGTTCTGAAGGAATCTTCTATGTTGTTGGAAACAGAGGTAACGTATGGGCAGGTGGTTCACCAACGGCTCTAACACAATGGGATACTATTATCTCAAGACTTGACAAGCAAGGAGCGATTGAGGAAAACGTTGTATTTGTAGATAGAGATTTCTCTTTCGACATTGACGATATGCTTTCTCAGCAGTCTTCTAATGCAGCAGGTGGTGTATCTTACGGTCTTTTTGACAATGAAAAAGATATGGCATTGAACTTAGGATTTACAGGATTCCGTAGAGGTTACGATTTCTACAAGTCTGATTGGAAATACTTGAACGACCCAACAATGAGAGGTGGTCTTTCTGCAGTAGCAGGTTCAGGTAGAGTAAACGGATTGTTAGTACCTGCAGGTTCTACTTCAGTTTATGACCAAATCTTAGGTAAAAACGCTAAGAGACCATTCTTGCACGTTAGATATAGAGCTTCTGAAACAGAAGACAGACGTTACAAGACTTGGATTACAGGTTCAGCAGGTGGAGCAAGAACTTCTAGCTTAGATGCTATGGAGGTACACTTCTTATCTGAAAGAGCAGTATGTACTCTAGGTGCAAATAACTTTATGTTATTCCAATCGTAAGATTGATTTTTATTGGGGGGAGATATTCTCCCCCCTTTTTTTTACTTTAATTTAATTTTAACTATAATGGCACAACAAAAGAAACAAAAGTTTGTAGACAAAAGCTACAAGCTAACAAGAGGTGTAGCACCTTTATCCTATATGCTACCAACAAAACATTCTAAAAGATTTCAACTATTACATTTTGACGAGGAGACGGGTACTAACCGTGAACTTAGATATGCTCGTAATCAAAACTCCTGTTTTGTAGATGAGCAAGATAAAAATGTAGTATTAGAGCCTATCATTTTTGAAGATGGTTTTCTCTATGTAGAAAAAGCAAATCAGGTATTACAGAAATTCTTACACTATCATTCATTAAACGGTAAAGCGTTTATTGAGATTGATGAAAGTAAAGATGCAACAGATGAGGTTGAGGTATTGATGATGGAAGCCGATGCTTTAGTGGAGGCTAAAACATTATCGCTAGAACAACTAGAAAATGTTTGTAGAGTATTATTTGGTGTAGATACTTCTAAGATATCTACTGCAGAAATGAAACGTGATGTATTAGTGTATGCTAAAAACAATCCTAGTGACTTCTTAGAGGTTATCGCTGACCCTGACTTAAAACTTATGGGTACAGTACAAAGGTTGTTTGATGGCGGCTTTTTAAGTACAAGAAAAGGCAATAAAGAAGTATGGTATAGTACACCAACTAATAAAACAAAAATGCTTAACGTACCATTTGGCGAACAGCCTATAGATTCTGTATGTCAATACCTGCAATCTGATGATGGCTTAGATGCCTTACAACATCTAGAAGCTTTGTTAGAAAAATAAGACTCTAACACTAACTATATTAAGAGACCTCTTCAAAAATGAAGAGGTCTTTTTTTTTCATTATCTTTGTAGCAAAAGAATTACAGATGATAAATTCAGTTAGACAAACGGTAATGTCCGTCCTGAATAAAAATAACTATGGATACATATCCCCATCTGACTTTAACTTGTTTGCTAAACAAGCACAGTTAGATTTGTTTGAGAATTATTTTTATGCGTACAACTATCAGATTAACAAAGAGAATGCTCGTAAATCAGGAACGGGTTATGCCGATATTACAAAAGGTTTAGAAGAGGTTATTGATACTTTTTCAATTACAAGACCATTAACTATATCGAGTGGTAGTGAATATTTTTTACCTTCATTACTTACAACAAACGATAACTATTACTTACTAAATAAAATACTAATAAATAATGAAGTAATATTTAGTGGAACAACTACGGCTACCGTAGGTGGTGCCAATCAGATTGTTGATACCAATGCAGACTTTATAGCGTTGGGAGTTAGGGTTGGAGATATAGTTGGGGTTGAAGTACAGGGATACTCTTACAACTTAGTTGTAACAAACGTAACGGTAAATAATCTTACAGTAACACCGGGTGTTTTAAATAGCTTTCCTTTAAATTATACAATTTACGAAGCTGACGAAAAAAAGGAAGCAGAGAAAGTTACTCATAGTAAAATAACTATGTTAAACAATTCGTTGCTTACAAAACCAAACCTGTCATATCCTGCATATACTCAAGAAGGATTGGTTGGACAAGCTTATCCAACAACAATAAATAATCCGGGGCAATTAGTTTGTCAATACATACGATTCCCATATATCCCTAGATGGACATATGTTACACTATCAAGTGGAGAACCTGCCTTCGATGAGGGAGCAGCAGACTATCAAGATTTTGAATTACCAAATGATGATGAGGTGAACTTAGTTAATAAAATACTTCAATACGCAGGAATGTCTATTAGAGAAGTTAGTACGGTTCAGTTTGCTCAGGCAGAAGAGAATGTATCTAACCAACAAGAAAAATAATTATGGCATATATTTCACAATATCAGTATTACGAAAACGGAGGAGCAAATCCTGAAGATGCCAATTGGGGTTCATATCAATATGTATCACTAGAGGACATCGTAAATAATTTTATGTTAATGTATACAGGAAATCATAGTCTTGTAAACAACGAGGAAAGATATAAGATTTTGTTTCACGCAAAGAGAGCAATACAAGAATTAAACTATGATGCATTTAAAGAAATAAAAATACTAGAGTTAAGTGTTTGTGACCAACTTCGATATGTATTGCCGTCTGACTATGTAAATTGGGTTCGTGTTTCTATTTATCAAAATGGTTTACTTAAACCTCTTACAGAAAATATTCAGACCAATTGGTCAGGTGCATACTTACAAGATAATGATTGCAGGATATTGTTTGATATTGACGGAAACGCATTATCACCACAACAATCTACATTAGATTTTGATAGGATAAGAGGCACTAAGCAGTCAATATATTTAAACCAAAACTCAGAAATGTATGGCAAGTCAGGATACAACTGTGATGGTAATTGGTATTTTGAATATGGTATTGGTGCACGTTACGGACTTAATACAGAGACTGCAAACGCAAATCCTACATTTAAGATAAACCCTAAGGGAGGTGTAATAAATTTTAGTTCAGGAGTTTCAGGAGAGTTGATTGTCCTAGAATATGTTTCAGATGGTATGGAAAATGGTAACGACAGTTCCGTTACTGTAAACAAAATGTTTGAAGAATTTATTTATGCTCACATAGAGTTTGCAATTCTTAATTCAAAGGTTGGTGTTCAGGAATATATTATTGCTAGAGCAAAGAAAAGAAAATCAGCATTGCTAAGAAATGCTAAGATTAGAATAAGTAACATACATCCCGGTAGATTATTGATGAATATGAGGGGTAGAGACAAGTGGATTAAGTAATATGGCGAATACAACAAGAAACTTTACTCAAGGTAAAATGAATAAGATGGTTGACGAAAGACTCGTTCCAAACGGGGAATACGTTGATGCATTAAATATTCGTATGGGTTCTACAGAAGGCTCTGAGATTGGAGTTATAGAGAATTCAAAAGGGAACACACAATTAACTACGCTTAGGTTTAATGGGAACCCATTAAGTGAAGGTGCTAGATGTATTGGTGCTTATGAAGATGGTACTAGCGAGACCATTTATTGGTTTGTACACGACCCAACATTTGAAAGTCCCGGCACACCTACAGGTATTGTAGATATGATTGTATCGTATGACGACAACAGTAATTCAATAACGTATCACGTTATTAGTGTTAATGATGGTGGTGGTGAAAAGACAACGTTAAACTTTAATCCTGAATATCTTATAACAGGAGTAAACTTAGTTGACTCTAAACTATTATTCTTTACAGACAATTATAATGCTCCTAGAAAAATAAACACAGAGTTTAATTACGCAGACCCTGTAGCAGGAGTTGATGGATTTTCTTATGATGAAATATTAGTTATAAAAAAACCACCTGCTACGTCTCCGAATGTTAGGCTTATAAACTCTGCAGGAGACTCTACTTATATGGAGGACAGGTTCTTGTGTTTTGGCTACAGGTACAAGTATAGTGATAATGAGTACTCTGCAACATCTCAGTTTTCAACTGCAGCTTTTACTCCCGGAGCGTTTGAGTTTTCTCCTGATAGTTACCTCAACGAGGGTATGGTTAATTTCACAAATACTGCAGAAGTAACTTTTAATTCAGGTGGTCCTTTAGTAAAAGGTATTGATATACTCTTTAAAGACAACGATACAAACGTAGTTAAAATTATAGAAAAATTAGATAAAGATAAAAATGGCTATAGTGATTTTCAAGACTATAGCTTTAGTTTTACTAATAGTAAAATATTTACAATACTTCCTGAAGCAGAAGTTCTAAGGCTTTATGACAATGTTCCTAGATATGCACAGGCTCAAACCATTATGGGTAACAGACTTATGTTTGGTAACTATGTGGAAGGTTATGACCTTACAGACGATGACGGAAATCCAACTCGACTCACTTTCTTTACAAGTCAAACAAACGACTCAATTGGTATTGAAGATGTGGAGGATGGTGTTGCGGAAGTAAATTATTCAATAGGTCCTGCCAACAATTCTCAGGCAGGTTTTGAAATAGACTTCGGTCAAGACATAGACTTAATTGCAGGTTCAGCTATACAGGTGACAATGAGATTTAATCATTCATCTTTTAATGGTACTGCTCCTTTCCCTATAGAAGAACAAGCAGATACAGAGATTGGATACATATTTAATGTTCAACAAAACTTTAATAGTGTTTATGAATATTCTGTAAGTCAATCTTTTTTAGACCAATTAGGTACGCTTAGTAATATTAAGCCATTGCAAGATGTCGCAGACCCTGAAAACAATTCTTGTAACGGTGGAACTTTTACAGATGTTTTTTACTGTTCAATAAACGCAGCTTTAGATACTTTAGTTAAAAAAGACGGTGGTGTTAGTGCAACAGGTCCACAACCTATACAAGTTATATCTAGTCCGGGAAGCAATGTAATAACATTAGAATTACCTGCAGTAGAATTTGTAGATGATATAGCATTACCAACACAATCTGTTTATGAGTATTATGAAATAATTTTTGGTGAAGTTAGCTTTGCTAAGATTGGAGTAGCAGAAAGCTTACACAGTAACAGAGGGTATGAAGTTGGTATGGTTTATATGGATGAGTTTAATAGAGCAACACCTGCTCTAGTGAGTCCAAATAACACAGAGCATTTCCCTTGTGGAATGTCTGAATTTAAAAACAGTATTCAGGTAACAATACCAACAACACAGACGGCACCAAGTTGGGCAAAAAAATATAAATTTGTAGTTAAGCCTGATAAAGAAAAGTATGAAACAATTTATACTAATATATTCTTTGAAGACCCTAATACATCAGCAGCTTATTTTTTATTAGAAGGCGAGAACTCACAAAAGATTACTGAGGGACAGAGGCTGATAGTAAAAGCAGACACGAGAGGTGCTTTAAGTAGATGTGTAAACGCTACGGTTTTAGAGAAAGAATCTAAGACTGCAGACTTCTTAGAAATTCCTGTAGAAGGGGGAGAGACAGATGAGTTCGTCCCACAACCTGCAGGAACTTATATGAAGATGAATACCAACAAGTTTAATGCTGAAGTTGGTAAGGATGCAGTTGTGGATTTTGGTAGGAGAGATGCTACTGCAGATAGAAAAGACCACTATCCTTTGGTATCATACCCTGTGAATTTATCTGTAGCAGACCCCAACATACCGGGTTCAACCCATACTGATTATGATATACCTGCAGGTTCTAGAATAGTAATTGATTTATTTTTTGAAAGACAAGGCAGGGGTGACGGTAACAATGCTTGTGAAAGAAGGACATATGAGTTGACAGAAACATATTCTTCAAGTAGCAGTTATGATAATTTTTTAGATTGGTTTAATGGAGACAATATTGGAGACACATTAAACAATGGGGTTGGTTTTGCAGGAGATAATTCTTGTCCACCGAATAATGAGTATTTTTCTACATTACTTGAAAGTGATTTAGGAAATTCACCGAGTGATATTCCTCAAAGTCTATGTAATAATTACTATCAGTTTTATAGAAATAATACTACTAATCAATTATTGTTTTTGGTAAGAGGTACAAGAGCCTGTAGTAGAACAAAAAAACAAAGGTCATATGCTAGGGTAAAGATAACAGTATTTAGAGCAGAGAATACATTGGTTTTTGAAACACCACCTATTGATGCTTCTCCTGATATTTGGTATGAAGGTTCAGACTCTTACGATGTTGTATCTAAAGATGGAATATGTTCTTTTGACGTAAGCGTAAATCAAGTAGAGCCATCACCAATTGGGTTTGGCTATATTGATATGGAAGGTATACCTAGACAGTTTACTGTAGCACCGGGGACTTCTGTGAATTCAGTTTATGGAGAGTGTGGGTCAATGGCTTTTAGTCCTGCAACACCCCCTGTTTTTGGTGGAAGTATAACTATTGATTCTACTGCAGTTTCAAAAGGAAATCATATTACTGACATTACACCACAAACAAGTTCTCAAGCAGGGGTAGTAAACCTTGGTATGTATAATTGTTTTTCGTTTGGAAACGGTGTAGAAAGTTATAAGATAAGAGACAGTATCCTTGGAAGGCAATTAATCTTTGGTAACAGAGTTACCTCTACTCAGGCAATAGATTATGCTGAGGTAAATAGATTTGCCGACATAACGTATAGTGGTGTTTACAATGATGAATCCAATGTCAATAGGCTAAATGAGTTTAATGGAGGACTTCTAAACTTTAAAGCTTTAGAGGAATCTTTTGGACCAATTCAAAAACTATTTGCTAGAGAGACAGATGTGCTTACTTTGCAAGAAGATAAAATATCTTATGTATTGTCGGGCAAAAATATCTTGTCTGATGCAGGTGTTGGTAGTTTGTTACAATCAGTACCCGAAGTTCTAGGTACTCAAGTTGCAAGAATTGAAGAGTTTGGAATAAGCCACAACCCTGAAAGCTTTGCTCAATGGGGTCCTGAAAAGTATTTTACTGATTCTAAAAGAGGTGTGGTATTAATGTTATCAGGAAGTAGTTATCAGAGTGACCAACTTGCAGTTATATCAGCAATGGGGATGCGTACTTGGTTTAGAGATTTATTTCAAGTTCAAGTCAACACACAGAAACTAGGAGGGTATGACCCTTATATGAATGAATATGTTATTACAGGGAATAATGAAAAGCTTCCTTTAATTCTAGATTGTATTGATTGTGGTATAACATCTCAATATAATTTAGATGAACAATTATCTCAATGTTATGACCTAGGTAATTCCGTGGGTGATGTTGAAATAACTTATGAGATTATAAGCATAGTGGGAACTGTTAATTTTGTAGCAACCTATAATAATTTTTCTAGTCAGACAGGACCTGTTAGTACATCAGGAACTTTGGTGGTTAATAAAACACTAGCAAACATTAGTGAAATGCAATTAGAAATTATACCAACAGGTAGCGTTAATGTTGAATTCACAGTTAAATGTCCTCTAGTTACTTCAATGACTGTTATAAATATTTGTGCCACATCTGATGTTGACTCTGACGATACCATTCATAATGATTTCAATTGGAGTCAAAATGGATACTCATCGCCTATTGATTCTCAACCCATCATATTTGGTTCGGCTAACACGAATCCCGTGGTAAGCTATTATGAAGTAAACTCAGGGGTTCAAGGAGTTGGTAACATACCACCTGACGGAAGTGTTGTAACATTAGCGTTTAACAAATACAGTACAGACAATGCAACGTTTAATTTAAATTTAAATAAGTTTAGATTTTTACGAAGCGATACATTATATCCTAATACACCTGCAGCAGTTTCTCAGGCAATATCAGCTTCTACAATAGTATCGCCTATTGACAGTAGTTTAGCACCTAATTATTACAAAGCTGAATTTACTGTATCAGGAAGTGGAGAGTATCTGTATGTTATTTATGATTATAGAACACCAACATTAATAGACCTTTGTCAATCAGATAGTGTACAAGCTGCCTGTTGTGGATGTGACATTGGACCACAACCTTAAAATTAAATTATGCCAAATTATTATATTGACGGAACGAATTTAAATAATGCAGTAGCAGTTTATACTGACCCTGCATTAACTCAATGTGCACCTGCAGGATTTTATTCTGATGGTGTGATAGCTAGAGAACAAGTACTAGCAGGTTCGGTATGTAATTTATTGCCACCTCAAGCTTGTCCTTCTTGTGCAACACCTTGTGGAGATAGTATTGCAGCCTCTACAAGTGATGCAGGTGTTTATTATTTAGATATGGATTTAGGTGGTACCGTAGCAGACACGGGTGCTATTGTTGTAATGTTTGACCCTAGGAGTTACCCTGATGGAATCGAAGCTACTTATGATGGAGTTGTGTACAACACACTATCATCGCCTGTATATGGATTACTACAAGGGACTGCAGGTTTGCCAACCTATGTTGGTTCTACGGCAGGAGACTGTGGAATTTCAGGGTCAACATATAATTTAGCAGTTAATCAATATGTTGGAACAGGGTTTCAGCCTACAGGAAATACTGAAAGTGTTTTTGTTAATCCGGGTTCTGTTAAAGTTACTGCTAATGTACCGGGTGATAATATTATGGTTATACCCAAACCAAACCAAAGTCCAACAACTATAAACTTTAAGTTTATAGGTCCTTGTGGTGGGACAGTATTTGACCTTGAAGTAGATTGCCCTGCCGCTATTCCTTCTATGATTTCTAGTGGACCAAAAAACACAAGTGCTTTAGCTTGTACTGCCTTACTTGATAATGTTTTATATCACGTTCCCGTAGTCAATAGAACCGCACAAAACGTAATAGAAATTAATGACTATGTTTTTGTAGATGAGAATGGAGCGACACCTGCTAATTTAGGTTGGTATCAACATTCTTCAGGATATGTTTTTGAAGTTGGACCATCGGGTGTTGTTATTGCAAAACAAACTAATTGTGGGACCATTACAGTAGATGATTGTAACGGAGGTGGACTATACACAATGAATGATAGATATGGAACTAATGTTACAGGAGAGGTTATTGAGTATAAGAGAATAAACCAAGTAACAGGATTGTTAGAGAGTGGTATTTATTGTGGTACAATTCAAAGCACAGGAACAGGGGTTACAACAAACGCAATGCAATATAATTTCTTAGACCGTGATTGTACAGACACAACTCATTGTCCTTAATAAAAACAAAATATGAGCAACCAAGTAATAGAAAATAAAAATTACACACTAAGCTATGATAGTGGTGTAAAAGGATTTCCTTCCTTTTATTCTTACGACCCTGAGTGGATGATAGGAATGAATAATTTCTTTTATTCGTTCAAAGGGGGTAACCTTTACCGTCATAACGTGAACGAGAGTAGAAACGAATATTATGGGACAAGGTATCCTTCTGTCGTTCAGTCAGTATTTAATGAGAACCCATTAGATAATAAACTTTTCAAGACAATAAATCTTGAAGGTGATGACTCTTGGGATGCGTTGGTATATAGTGACCAACAAAACACAGGTTTTATTGAGGGTGGGCAACTAACTGCAGACAACTATTACGAGACAAAAGAAGGTGCTCAATTTGCGTTTATAAGAAACTCAGGTCAATCGTTTACTTCAAGTGCTAACAGTAATCAGTTTCCTTTACGCTCCTTAAATGGTATAGCAACTAGCAATGATATTGTTATTGGTGTGGCTAATACCACTACTGTTAATTTTCCAACATCTATTTTTATTGGTGGAATAATTAGTATCGGGGATATGTTATATTTTACCGACAACGGGGTGCCAAAACTAATAGGTAGAGTTATTAATATAGACGTAGATTTACCTGCAGGTATTAATAGAATTGTTGTACAAAATAATATACCAACATCTCAAACTCCGGGACCAAGTGAATACATTTTATATTTAAAAAATTCCGTAGCAGAATCTCACGGTATTTTGGGACACTATGCAGTTTTTACTTTAACAAACTACAATGCTAACAAAACAGAGTTGTTTGCAGTTGAGAGTGAAGTAATGAAATCATACCCATAATTTTAGTATCTTTGTAATGTATAATGACTTTTGACGTAAGACCACTTAACTTAGAAGATTATGACATCTATTTGAAAAAATGGTGGAGTGATTGGGGTTGGCAAACACCAACTAGAGATTTCCTTCCCGACAATGGCAAGGGTGGTATGATGATATTAGATGAAGACGGCACACCTATTTGTGCAGGATTTGTTTATATGACTAATTCCAAAGTAGCTTGGGTTGATTGGATTATATCAAATAAAGAATATAGAAAGAAGCCTGAAAGAACTAATGCTTTAGGTTTATTAATAGAGACTTTAACTAACTTATGTAAGAATTTAGATGTTAAGTACTGTTATGCTTTAATAAAACACAAAGCTTTACAATCTACTTATGAAAAGGTAGGGTATCAAAAGGCAGATTCGTACTCACAAGAAATGATAAAAATATTATAATATGGCAGTAGCAACGGCAGCAATTGGAGGTTTAGTTATCGCAGGTGCAAGTGCAGGGATGTCCTTTTCACAAGCCTCTAAACAAAGAAAACTTCAGGCACAAGCTGAACAGGATGCAGCAGCAGCTATGGCTGAGGCTAGAAAAAAATTAGATGTAAACTTTGCAGAAAATATGTCCATTAAAAAGGAGGCATATGATTTAGAAAGAGAAGCATTGCTAAGTGCAGGTGCACAAGCAACGAATGCAGGTATGGAAAGTGAACGAGGTTCTGCAGCTACTGCAGGTAGAATCTATGCTGCACAACAACAAGGTCAGGCAGGTGTTCGAGGAGCAATGGCTGATGAAATGACAAATATTGAAAACGCTATTATAGAAGAGGACGGAAGGCTAAGAGACTTAGATGTAGCTTTAGACTTGGAAGAAGTAGCAGGTAACCAACAGAAAGCTGCAGATGCACAAGCTAGGGCAGAACTAGCAAAACAACAGGGTATTCAATCTACAGTTGCTGCTGCTCAAGCAGGGATGCAATTAGTACCATTATACTCACAGAATATGTCAGCACAAAAAGCAGCAGTTGGTGGTATGTCGCTAGAATCAGGAGAGTTTCAGGATTTTGGAAATGTTATGGGTAAAAACGGTGGTGTATCTAAAAGTATGGGAGCAGCAGGGAGCGATGGCTTTACTAATTTAGATTTAGGTGCAGTTGGTGATATGAGTAACAAACAGTATAGACAGTTCAGAAGAGAACTAAGTCCTGAACAACAACGAATGTTATTTCAAAACTCACAATACATAAATGCATACAACAATCCTTTTAAAATTTAGAGAAATATGACTGCATATAAGTACGTTGAAAGGAAAGCAGAAGACCAAATAAATTGGGCAGAGGTAGGCAAAAATTTTTCAAACACATTACAAGAAGAAGTTCGTGTAAGACAAGAAAAAAAGGCTGCAATAGATGAAGCTTCAAGAGAATATCAAAGAGTTCTAGACAATACTCCTCAAGGGGAGTTTGGTTTAGCAAACACATTTGCATTAGACGGTGCTGCAAAACTTCAGAAACAAGCCTTAATGCAGAACACTTTGCTAAAGAGTGGTCAGCTTGACCCAAGAAGATATACCATTATGCAACAAAACCTTGTTGATGGTACAGACCAAATGTTTAGTCTAGCTGAAACATATCAATCAGAGTATCAGAGAAAAATGAAACTGATGGCAGATGGTACTCCACCGGGTGAAAAACTTTCAGGACTTGAGGCAAACTTAATGGCATCTGTAGAAGGTTTAGGTAACTTAGAAAATCACGAGATGACCATAGACCCTAACACGGGTATGATAGGCGTAGGTAGATATAACTCAGATGGTGTACTAACTAATTCAACTACTGCATTCGCATTAAAAAATAGATTAAAATCAAATACAAAAGAATTTGATATGGTCGGTGCTAGTGAGAAGTGGTTAAATACATTAGGAACAAATAAGACTGCTGAGTTTAAGAATTTAGGAAATAAACTTACTGCAGATGTTCTTTTAAAGATTAGCGACATTACTGCAAAGGTATCTCCCTCGGGGAATATGAGTGGTTTAAGTGATAAAGCATTAGCAGAAATGTCTGCAGCAACGGGTGTAGAGATAGCAGACTTGAAAACTCTAACCCTGTACAAGGAGGCACAAATGAATTATGTTAAGTCACAACTATCTCCTGATGCAAGTGGGACAAACGCAGCTTCTATGTTGTTTGACCACGTTGGAGGATATGATACATACATCATAGGTGAAGGAGACAATACTCAAGAGGCTTGGGATAAAATGTCTGAAGATGACAAGAAGAATAAAATTTTAGTTAAAACAAAAAACGGTAATCCTGAATTTGTTCTTAGCGATGAACAGGTTGAAGTTGCAGAGAGAGCATTCCAATCTCAAATAGATATTGGTTTAGATTACTCAGAAGAAGAAGAGGCAGTATACAGACAAAGAGAAGGCAAGAAAGATGGGTGGGAGCCTGAGTATGTTGGCAAGAACAACAAGGCTGATGAAGAGAAGGTAGCCGATGTTAGTCAATGGATGAATATACGTTCAGAGCAAGACCCTGTTAAACGTGAAGTATTAGTAAATGCCATACTTCAAGACCCTAAAAGTGTTGATGCAGGACTTAAAGATATAAGATTTTCTACAAACGCAGAAGGTAAAACCACATTAGAAGTCGAGTATGCAAATTCTCAATTAAACAGAACAGGAGAAAATGCAATTATTATTTCAGAAAAAGGTAAGGTTCCTACTCAAGAACAATGGGCACTAGCAGGTGTAACTATACACGGTGTATCTGACCCTAATAAGATAATGACGGCAGCAGGTGGGTATAGTACTGATGCAGATGATTTTGATTCTAAATATAAAGACCCAACAGGAATTGGTGCCAAGAAAGACGACCAACCGTTAACACCTAGTCAGGCAGTTGACCTTGCATACAAGACTATGCAGCAACAGTTTGTAGCAGCAAACATCAAAGGACTAACTGACGATGATGTCCAAGCACCTGCGTTAGCTAAGATTGGAAAGCCTTATGGAATTATTGTAACAGACGGTGTGAATACTGTTACAATTACTAAGCCGGGTGAAGACCCTAAGAAGTTCCCTCAGGATTCTGTAGAAGCAATGATGACTTATATGTTAACAGATATAAATTCAGGACTAGCACAAAAGGCTGCTAATCCGACTAAACAGAAAAGAACCATTCAACAGATTATGACTGAAGATGGTGTAGATAGAGTGGAGGCAACAAAAAGATTTAAAGCACAATAAGTATGAATGACGATTTGTATTCAATAATGATGGAAGGTGCCTTTGCCGATAGAGCAGAGTTCGATGCCTACGTTGGAGAGTCAACACCCGAAGAAATATATGAACTTGTAATGGAAGGTGCCTTTGCAAACTTTGAAGAGTTTAATGAATTATACTTTAAAGACGGGCAGGTTGATGAGAAAGTTGAAGACGTAAAAAAAAAAGACGAATCTCAAAACCCATTTGCTTCATCAGAAGAAGTGGTTCTCCCAAGTATGCCGGGTGGTACTGTGGATTCTTCAGAATCAGAATCTTCATCGGGTACTCCCGAAGAACTTGACCTTACAAAGGACAACTATGAGCAACCTGTAAATGAGGATATAAACCTAACAGATGCTTCTGTAGAGGACCCATTTTTAGAGTCAGTTGAGAATGTAATAAACCCCGACCTATTGACGGATACTGAGGAGTCAGTAATTCCTAAGATGAAAAATTATTTTTCTCAGTACGGTTTTACTTTTAAAACTGCAGACTATCTAGGTGATGGTATGAATATAGAAGCTGAGAATGGTAATAAGCTTTATGTAAATCTAGATAGAGCAAGTGATTTCTTTTCCATATCTGATTCTCAAGAAGATTCTGCAAAAGAACTTCAAGCTTTTTTAAGAGACAATAGAAGAGAAAACGAGGAGATTTTAAATCAAGCAGGTGTTGTAGTAGAGAATCAAAGAAAAGCTTACAACGAAAAAGAAATTCTTGAAACCGTAAAGAACTTCAACAAACAGGCACAGGGTTTTGAAAATCGTGTAAAGGAGTATGCATTGTACAAGAACAAACTTGACAAGTACTATGAGGTTAAACTTTCCAACGTAACAAAAGAGCAGCTAGAAGACGATGAAGTTTTAAGGGCAAACTTCGAGCAATGGAATAAGCTTAATGAGAGAGCAACAGAAATGCTATCTGATTTAAGAGTAGAAGATGAAAACTTTCAGATTCAAGGGCAGCAATTAGACAGAATGGCAGGTGAGTATTTAGAGATGCGACAGGATATGGGTTCATATTCAGGTGGTTTCTACAATGCATTGTTGGATGGTAGTGCTAGGATAAGTGCAGGAGTAATGGATGCCTTGATTGATGGAACTACATACGCATTACCTAATGCAGGAATGTCCGAGAAGGAATATAAAAATGAGATTGCTAGAGTTGCCTTAGAGAACGGAGACTTTCCTTCGGGAGAATACAGAGAGACTATACCAAAAGAAGACATTGACGAGAACGGAATGATTACTTTGAAAGACCCTGAGTTGGGTACGGATAAGAAAGTTAGTGTTAGTTTATTCCCTAGTGTTTTTGATTTAAGCAAAGACGAAATGGTTGAACTCCTTGGGGGTGACACCAATGATTGGAAGTTTGTTGGCAACGCAATAAACATTGCTTTAGCTACGGGAGTACCCGGACCCGGTGGTGCTAGGATACCCGTATCCCCTGTCGGTGATATAACACCTAAGTCTGCATATGATAAGGCACATTCAAAAGTTTTAGACCTTACGAGAAAAGGATTAAAATATGAGGAAGGATATGACCAAGCTAAGTCAAAAGATATGCAGGGTGGTAGGTACAGAAATTCATATTCAAGTACTGCTACAAACGCAGATACTTCATTAGGTATGCTTGAGGCTACTCGTGATGGTTTACGAGAAGTTGCAGGTGTAAAGCAAACAACAAAGGAATGGTCTGACTTAGAGAAGCAAAGCTTTTGGGGTGGTGCCTTACTTGGTGTTACAGAATCTTTACCGGCAATGCTTGGTGGTAGTAGTCCTGTAGGTTGGGCACAACGTACTGCTCAGATGTACTCTCAGGTTACAGACCACGTTAATGAAGAGATGGAAAAAGATGCTGCCTTCGATATGATTTCTGAAGCAGAAAAGCAATCAGTAAAAATACCAATTGGTGTAGCAGTAGGAACACTAGAAGCTATTGGACTTAGAAACGTACTAAGACAAAAAGGTTTCTTAAACGGTGTGATTGGTAGAGCAATGGCTAGGTCTAACAGTAAGACAACTGCAAAGACATTCTCTGAAATGATAAGACAAGATGTTGCTAATATGATTGCTAGAGGTGGTCTTGTTATTACAGGAGCAGGTGCTGCAGAATACGAAACAGGTTTCTTACAAGAGGCAGCAGAACTCACGATAAAAGATATCTATAATGATTCCAAGGAGAAGGAAATGTTTAAGACTCCTGACACTTGGCAAGATTGGATTAGAAGGGTTAACCGTGCAGGTTTGCAGGAAGCAGTAGGTGGATTTGTATTGGGAGCACCAAGAGCAATGGCTACTGCCGTAAGTGGATTAGATGTACAGAGTCTAGACGATAGGGTTTTTAAAATGTTTGAGCAAGTTAGTAAGGACCCTAACTATATGAATATGTACGTCACAAAATTGAAGCAACGTATTGCTGATACCAAGGATGCTACTACAAAGAAAGAAGCACAGGAAGAATTAGATTTAGTAAGACAACTTCAAGGTGCACTTGAACAGATTCCAAAAGAATATAATACAAAACAAAAGAAAGAAGCTATACAGTTAATCTTCCAAAAGAATAAGTTGGACAATGAGATTCAATCTGAAGATAAAGTTTTGTCTAAGCCTAAGCAAGAATTGTTGAACAAGGTAAACGATAGACTTGCTGCTATTGTTGGAGAGGTGGTCATAGAACAACAACAAGGAAGAATTAACGAACAAAAGATTCAAGACTTTGAAGATGGGACTACTGAAGTTCAGAACACTACACAAGTTACTCCTGAAGAGCAGAATGATATTGATGAATTCTTTAACGATGAAAATGATAACTCTGATGTAAGGGCAAACAACCTTTCTATAAACAGAAACAATAAGGGTGGTAAGAATACAAACCCATTTAGAAACGATGTTATCAGGATAGCAGAGTTAGGAGCCAAGGCAATAGCTAGGGTCTTACCTGATGTTAAAATAGTAATGCACGAAGACAACGAGCAGTTTTTAAAGTATGCAAAACTTGGTCAAGGTAGGGCAGAGTATAATCCTGATAACAAAACCATTCACGTTAACCTATCTTCTGCTAAAAAAACAACAGTACCTCACGAGATTTTTCACGCAGTACTGATGGACAAAATTAAAAGCGACCCTGCTATTGCGAAAGCTGCAGAGACTATGCTTATGTCTGTAAGAAAAGTAATGCCACAGGGTAGTGAACTTAGTGAGCGTATTGAGAGATTCGCTAAAGGTTATGAAGGTGATATAGTTCAGAATGAAGAGAGACTTGCCGAGTTGATTGGTATACTATCTTCAGAATATAGAACCTTAACTAAGCCACAAAAAAATATTGTAGTTGATTTCTTAAAAACTATTGCAAGAACTTTAGGTATAGAAAAAGTATTAGCTAAGTATGGTGTTGATGTTTCTTCAAGTGAATTTGGTAAAACCGATGCAGACATTGTAGACCTTCTTAATGCTATATCAACTAAGACTAGAAAGGGTGAAGCTTTAAATCAATCAGATATTCAAGCTTTAGAAACCATAAGTAAAGAACAAGAACAACAAGAACAACAAGAAGAAGAGCAAGGTTCAGAGGGTGAAGTTGGAACCCTACAATTTCCTAGACAACAAATAGAAATAATAGACTCTCCTAAAGTTCAAAACGACCCGAGACCTTGGGTTAAAGAACTTGTTCAGGATGTGGATGTTTATACTCTAGATGGCAGAAACTTTGTAACTAATATGTACGACTATACTAACGCAGGTTTAACTGAGTTGGGTAATGGGTACAGTATAAATCTTTTAGGTGGACGTAATTACGTCCCAATCATTATGAACAAAACGGGCAGAAAGTTAGGTGACGTATCTAACCTTGCTGCTTTCAATACAAAGTCTCAAGCTGAAGGGTTTATTAGAAACGCAACAGAAGGTAATGCAGATTTGTTTGCTCCACATTCAGGTACCCTGAACGGGTCTTGGCAATTTCAGCAACACATTTTTGAATCGTTAGTTGATTTAGTTCTTGATGAAAAAATACTTAGCAAGACAAAACTTATTGATGCATTTAATAGTGGACTTCAATCTAAAGAAGGAAAGAGTGCGTTAGAAAAATTCAATAATAAAAACAACAGTAGATTAAAAAATCTAAATAGTTTTAAAGGGGACCCAAAAGCATTGGTTACTTTATTAGATATTGAAAACAATTATTCTCCTGACCTTAGAAAAATATTAAACCAAAAGATTGCATCTGATAAAACATTTCAGAAAGCAATTGGTGTAAAGAATCTAAACGAGTTTCATAGTAGAATGACCGACCCCTTAAACAAGGGAGTTGTTGGTGGTGAGATTATGTCCTTCGTTGAATTTGACCCGACAACATTTGAGATTGCTAAAACGAATCCCAAAGATGTAGACCATCACCCATCATTTGGTTGGGTAGTTAAGGCTAAGATTAAAAAGATAATGCAGCCAAGCAAGTTCTTTAAATCTTACGATGTAACAGATACCTATACTAAATACAACACAGATGAGACGGTGGTATCAAGAAAAGCAGAACCTAATTTTGCTAAGTCAAATGTAACATCAAGTGCAGGTGCAATACCTAAGGTAGCTACTGTAAACAGAAAGCAAAGTAGTAGACAACAGAAAATAGATAAGGCATTGTCTAAGGCTTCAGGTACTACGCAAGTAGCGACAACTACAGGTAGCTATGTAAAAGCTGCAAACATTCTAAATAACCTAGAGATAAAAGGTGAGGTGTTAGACTTTGGTGCAGGTCTTGGACTTGGAACAGATGCAATGTCAAAGACATTAGGAAGTAAGGTTGATTCGTATGAAATAAATCCTGAAAGATGGAAGGGTAACAAGCCTGTAACATACACCAAGGTTGAAGACATAAATAAAAAATACGATGCTATTGTATCCCTGAATGTACTGAACGTTGTACCTAAAGGGATTAGAGATGGTATTGTACAAGACATCTACACTAATTTAAAACCGGGTGGTACTGCAGTTATTAGTACTAGAGGTTTCAAGGGAGATATTAATAGTGCAAAAAACTTTGAGTTAGGTCCTGAAGAAAAAAGTTATATCATCAAAAGAAAAAAAGATGGTGGTATTGTAGACGTATATCAAAAAGGATTTGACGGTAACGAACTCGTTGAATACATTCAAGATATATTAGGAGACAAAGTAAAGGTTGCAAAGAAAGGTGGCTTTGGAAGTAGAGGTGTTATTGTACAGAAGCTTGATGGTGCTAAACCAAAAGGCAGACAACAAAAATCTATTGAAGAAATTGCAAGGTACTATCAAATGAATACTCAAGGGTTCTTCCCTAAGGGTGTTGACTTATATCGAGTAAAGAAGTTACTCCCTCCCGGATATAGCGTTAAGCAATCTAAGTTTGACCAATATGGTAGAGGGGGTTCTTATTACTTAGTAAACTCTAAAGGATATAAGATTAATCCATACAAGAATAAAGGTAGACAACAAAAAGAAATCGAAGATTATATTTTAGAGGCTAGGTCTAATAACTTTAAGGAAGGTCAGATTAAAGATTTCCTTATTAGAACAAAAAAGTTTCCTGCTAAATTGGTTAATCAGATGATGGAGATTGATGCAGACTTGTTTGAATCATTGCCTAAAAGCTTTGGTAACATAGAGGGTGGGCAACAAGCAGGTATAAAACTATATCAAAAGATTGAGGCTTACAAACAAAAGCTTACTAAGAATAACAAGAGAAGAAAAAACAAATTAACTCAACAAGAGATAGTTGATAAGACTATAGAGTTCTTAGAGCAGCAGCCTGAGTATATTGCTGAAGGTGATACATACACAGTTGGTAGTAAAAAGAAAGGAACTCAAGTTACAAAAACAAGAAAGGGTATATCCCTTCAACAGGCTCAGATGTTATCAGACTTACAGTCTTCGATAGACATTAGACCATCTCAAAATATGGGTGTTAAGATTGCAAAAGCAAGACTGTTTTTAAGACAAGCCAAGAAAGGTGCAAGAGATTTACAGGCAGTAAAAACTCAGGTAAGAAACTTTATTCGCAAGTCTTTACCTAAAGAGATATACGACACTAAAGAAGTAATGGCTTTAATTAATGAAGTTACTGCTGCAGACACTTCCAATATAGATAACGTTATGGAAAGGGTTACAGAGTTTGTAATCAAAACCAATGTTAAATCTTTGAAGAAGAAGATATCTGAAATCCTAAACGGAAAATATACTGAGGTTGTAAACAACAGAAAGAGACCAAAGAAAATTACAAGTGAAATTCTGAAAAGAATTGAATTTATTAAGAGTAATCTTCTTTCCGAGAAAGCTACACCTGAGGATATTGCAGAAGCAAACTTAGTTTTGTTAGCTAGATTTGATGAGTTGATGGGTAAGCTTCAACAGACAGTAGCCGAGCAAGATGAGATGGTTGACATTCAACTAGCTATGCAATACAACAATGCATTAGGAATGGATAATGGTAACTCTCAAAAGGTTACGGAGTTAGATGGTGTTGCCAATACTTTAACGGAGTTGGTTAAATACGGTAGGTCTTTATTGAAAGAGGAACTATTAAAAATGCATCAGTACTACAACAAACAATTTGAGGAAGGGTACGAAGCCATAACAGAAACAAGGGTGGATATGACAGACCCTGATGCAAAGAATGATTTGAATAACGTAAAGAGAAACCGTAAGTCAGACAGAAGAAAAAAGGAAGCGACTCGTGGTGTACTCAAAACATTCTTTAGTAATACCAAGAAGGGTATCTTTAATTTCATTGCATCAGCAGAGGCATTAGACGGATTAATGATGAGGTTGGATAAACTTCCGGGTGAAATGTTTGGAGGAAGATTAAATGAAATGTTTACCGAAAGGATAGATGCATCTTCTAGAATGTTTAAAGGAAGAATGTTATTAAACGAAACTGTAGTTCAAGATTTTCTTTTAGAAACTTATGGAAAAGGTTGGAAGAAAATGTCAAGACAGCATAGGGTAAGAGTAGACCACAACATACAGATAACTGATGGGGTTATGCTACCTGCTATGAGTCAAAATCAATTAGCTTACCTGTACAATATGTATAAGAATCCTGCTAACTTAGATTCATTTGCAAACCCTGAGATGTATGGTGTTGAGGTTATCAATAGGGAGGACTCAGCAAAGGAAAAGAACAGAAAGAAAAACGAGAACAGAGCCAATGCGAGGAGAGTTATGTCTGAGATAGAATCAAAGATAGATGACAATGTTAAGACAGTTGCAGATTGGCAAGTAGAGGTTTTATATCCTTCATTGTATAGTCATTATAACAAAACTTATAAGAAGCTTTATAGAACTGACTTGCCTTGGAATAGCTACTACGCAGGTACTATCTACAGAGAAGGTGTGGCTGAGGCAGAAACCGATGTAATGAATATCATTGGTGCAGGTAATGTAATGAGAACTGCAGTTGGTGCTACTGCAACCAAGACTAGAATCAATAGTACGCTACCAATAAGAGATATGGATATGATGGATGTGCTTAACACATACATTAATGAAATGGAATATGTAGCTGCCTATGGAGAAACGGTTAGGGATATGGATAAGTTCTTTAAGAACAAGTATGTAAAGGATGCTATCATAGATATACACGGAGAAAATATCTACGGGTTTGTTAAAGATATGATAGAGAAGATTGCGACTAGAGGTACACAAACAGGATTGAAAGCTTCGGTAATAAATGGAATGAATAATGTTTTCATTTTGTCAAGACTTGCATTAAGTCCTGTGATTGCTATCAAGCAGCTTACGTCTACGTTTACTTATATGAATGATATAGGTCCTATCAATTGGTTGAAGTATGCAGCAAAGAATAAAACTCAACAACTAAAAGTTTGGAAAGAGGTTACTGCTAATTCTGTTTATATGCAAGACAGAAATAACCAAAGTATAATGAGAGCCATTGAAACCTACACGGATACTCAGATGAAAGAATTTATTCCTAGACCTGCAAAGGATTGGGCATTAAACTTTATGATGTATACTACAAAGTGGGGTGATAGAAATGCAATTATGTTAGGTGGTTTACCAAACTATTCTTACTATAAGGCACAAGCTATTAAGGATGGAAAGAGTGAGCAGGAGGCAATTGATATTGCTATAATAAAGTTTGAGAGAGATACAAAAAGAACTCAGCAATCTTCAGACCTTCAGGATAAAGATTTCTTACAGACAGGTGACCCAATAACTAGAGCATTAAATATGTTCTTGACAACACCAAAACAATATCTAAGAAAAGAAATTATTGCGACAAGAGAATTGTATAGAATAGTTTCTAAGATGGATACTAAAGCAGGTAAGGGAACTCTAACTCAGAACCTAAGAACATTTGTAACGTATCATATTTTTATGCCTGTGTTATTTCAATATGTATCTATGGGACTACCGGGATTACTTAGAGGCTTTAGAGACGATGATGATGAAGACCTAATAAGAGCAGCAGTCATTGGTAACTTGAACGCTTTGTTCTTACTAGGAGAAGTTGTTACAATGGCAGGTGATTATTTTACGGACAAGCCTTGGGCAGGAAGTCAGTCAAAATCTGTAGGTGTGTTACAAATAGCAGGAAGCATTACTAGAAAGTTAGCGGCAGCAAGTAACACTAAGGACCCACAAAAAAGAGCAGATAACTTTATGAAGGTTTATCTTGAGTTGGCTACCATAACAGGATTACCTGCACCAACAATTGCAAAGTTCTTTGACAACTACTCTAAGCTTGATGAAGGTGACCCGGGTGAAATGATACTAAGGCTTTTGAATTACTCTAAGTATACAATAGAAGGTAGTAACAAAACAAAACCAAGCACTAACTCAAAAGTTAATTCGTCAGAAAAATATCTAAAGGATTTAGAAAAAGCTGATAGAGAATTTGAGAAAGAACAAAGAGGTCAGTCCAAAAAGAAATCAGGCTTTGGTACAGGTGGCTTTGGTACAGGTGGCTTTGGTGGAAATGGTTTCGGTGATGGAGGCTTTGATTAGAAAGGAAGTTCAGAGGCAAGGGTGATAAGATTTATCCCCTTGCTTACATCTAACATACCTATTTCTTTTGAAATGTTTTCTCTTTTTGAGAAGTCAGTTTGCCTTGGCAATTCTTTTTCGACCCATTCAATATGTTGGTCTTTTAAATAAAAACCCCAAACACCTTTAGGTGTGGAGTTTATATAAACAGGATTAGGTTTAAGCATTAATGAATCGTACTTACCCCTCTCTATAATTAAATCATCATAGTGCTTTCGCCTACACTTTAATTCTATATGCATATTATACATCTCGGAGTACCCATCATACCTTTCTGTCTTAGTAAGGGGTGGTGTCAAGTCGCATACAAAGTGCTCTTTAATAAATTCAAATAATTGTTTCTCTGTTACAAATTGACTGTATTCATATGTCATCCTCTGTTGAATCTAAAATGTCTTTTAGGGAGGACATCAAATGTTTTATTTCTTTTTTTAAGGCAGGAAAGTCTCTGTCTATTAATGACTCATATATTTCGGAAGTGGAGTCGTGAATATTATCCATCAGGTAATTGATGTGAGCAATACGTTCTTTATCATACGCTGAAGGGTCTTGTGACATTTGCTATAGAGGTTCTTTTCTGTTCTTTTGGTCCATTGTTTGGAGGAATAAAACCCCCATATTGAAATTAATTGATTTGATTGCAGTATAGATTTTACGAGAAGTCTTCTTCACTTCTTCTCTTTCCTTGCTTGTTGAGTCCTTACCTAGGTTACAATACATAGAGCAGTCCATAAACAAAAGCCTATCCGTCTTTCTTTTGTCGGACCAAGTCTTATAGTTAATTACCTTCTCAATCTCTGTGACTGTATATACCATTGTACATTTGATTTATCTTTAAGAGTACTCTGTCTTCCGTTCCGGGTCTTGTGCGTTGCTCGATGCATTGGAAGATATCATCAAACTTACTAGACCTCTTGCTCTGTTCTGAGAGATTCTTTTTACAAAGTTCTAGTTCCGAAGATACTAATTCATTTTTAATTCTCAAAGAAATTAATTCTTTTTTTAGTTCAACTTCTGATAGATAATATATTGGGTCATATTCTCTGTTGAACTCAGACTTTATTCTTTCATAACTGTTTCTGAATTGTACATCTGACCTAACGTATCCATCAAAAGATTTAAAGTAATGTAGTACTGTAGCGTGGTGCATCACCATTGACCTAGAGATTACACTACAACCATACCCTGCATCCCTTAATATGATAGAGTAAATCATCTTAGCGTTTACAATGTGTTGAATTCTGCTCTTGTTTTTTCGTACATCTACACCTGTTAGTGCTTTAATAATTTCCTGAAGGTGTAAGAACTGTTTATCCTTCAAGTATAGTACATCTATCATCTCCTGCTTGTCCATTTAAATATGATTTAATTGATTTCTTTTGATTTATAAAGTCTAGGTATTCGTCTACCTCAATTTCATTTAAGTCTATAAGTATTGTGTTTTGCCCCTCTTCGTTTAAATATTCTATTCTAAAGAACAAAGGTTCAACATCATCTCTATTGGTATTGATTACTCCTGCAACTTCTTGAGACCATCCACTTTGCTTTGGAAGTTCTGATAGTATAAGTATAGCTTGTCCGACAATTAAACTTGCCTCGTCTATAGTATACATTCCTAGTTGTTGATAGAACCAATCATCTATTTCGTACTCTAATTTATCCTCTAAATATTTCAGTTGTAAATCCATATTTCTCTAACTCTTTTAATCTATATTTTTGTAGTTCTGAGACCCTTCCTTTAGGGGTCTTAACTTCGCTGAAGATTACATTAGAGTTCGGGGGTATAGCGAGTAGGTCAGGGATACCATTCTTATTTGTCTTAACTAATTTTAATACATAATATCCTTCTGCTTCTAACTGTTTTATTCTTTTAGCTTGTATCTGTTGTTCGGTCATCCGTTTTGTCTATAGTCTTCAAAGAAGCCAATGGCTACTATGAGATTCATACTTATTGATGATGCAACTTCTATTGCCTCGTGATAGTTGTGGATGGATAGGTGTATGTGACCTACAATCCAAAAAGGAATAGCTAGGTTTTGACTTATCCAAACGACCAAGAACCTAATGAATCTCATAAGACAAATATAATTAATCTTTCTTTATACTATACAACTCATCCTGCTCATAATAGTATAACATTAACTCTTTATCATTAGCAGAACCCGGTCTTGGCTTTCTCCCACCAATGGTAGCTTCTGCAATAAGGTTCTTTGTGTTACCGTAGATTAACCCATCATAACAATCCCATATCACAATTGATTGCTCACCTTTATCTACAAGCTTCACCATTTTTCTAGCAGCAACAGGGAGTGGATACGCATCTATCATCGCTCTGTTTCTTCCTTTAACTTCAACATAACACACCTTGCCATCCCTTGTTACTTTGTAGTCTACATCATACCTGTCTAACTTCTTCCACTTCGCAAGAAACTTTTTACAGAATAAAGCTATAGCTAGATGCTCTCTGTCTAGGTCTTCTTTGGTTTCAAATCTTTTACTCATAATGTTTGTTTAAAATGATTAACCGTGAAGTCCTTCTTCTTTGATACGGCTTTATAGATGTCGTTTTCAATTCCACCTTTTGCAAAAATCCAATAGATATCAGACTCTAATCTTTCCTTAGTTGTCATCCTATCTCTTGATTGCCAATAGCTTGTTGCACTAAAGTCTATGTTGTAGTATACAAGTGCCTCTGCCTTTCGTAAGGATATACCCTCACGACCTGATACAATTTGTAACGCTATAGACTTACCGGTGTTATCAAAGTCTTCAAGTTCTGTACACAGTTGGTCACCGTATATTTTTTTTAAAGCGTTTAGTTCTTCTTTAAATTTATAAAAGATTCCAATCTTTACATCTCCAAAGTTGTCGTGTATGTATTGAGCCTTACTGTAATCTATAATTTTAGAGTTACCTGATTCAAACTTAACGGTTCCTGAATATAATTGATGAAGCTTCATCATTAGTTTTACAGGGGTATCTGCTAATATGGTTTCATCCTTACCCTCTATCACTAGATTTCTTTTTAACTGAGCCGTAAGCTTGTATGTAATCGGCTCAACATCTACCTCAAGGATATGCTCACGAGTATCAACCTTAAACCCTGCTTGTTTCTGAGAGAAAGATATTGTGTACGGCTTCATACTTTCAAGTATCGTAGGTAGTCCATCCGTGTAATCGTTTATGTAAAGAGAATTGATTTTTCTTTGCTTAACATTTACATACTGTTTAGAAAACTTATAAAAGTTTACAAAAGATTTAAATGGATTTCCTTCTATCCCATAAACCTGATGAAACATTTGACTGTATGATTCAGGTGTTGGGGTTCCTGACAATAAAATTACATCGGGGTTCTTAGATAAAGACAACAACTGTTTTACTTGCTTGGCTCTCTTGCTCGGCTTAGGAAACGCACCCATACTATGAGCCTCATCAAGTATAACTAAATCAAAAACACCTTCTGCCTTATGCAATGATTCATAGTTTATCACTACGATATCGAAGTCAGGTTTTAAAGCTAGGTAGTCATTTTGAATACTGCTTATTGCTTTCTTCTTGGTTACGAATAATACATTCTTTTTATTCATTAACCTTCCAATACCTAAACTCGTTAAAGTTTTTCCTGTCCTAACTTCCATTGTTAAATAAAGGAAGCCGTGCATCGTAAGAATGTTTGAGCCTTTAACAATTATTTTATTTTGGTAATCTCTAAATGTAATTTGTGATGGGTCTTTCATTTTTTCTTTATAATATTTTAAACTTTGAATCGCCCTGTCGTCCACCTCCTGTATGGCATCATACTTTCTTACCTCTATAAACTTTGCGTTCTTACCTCTACCTACCTTTTGTTTTGTGGTTTTAAAAACTATGTCGTGAAGAAGCTTTGATTGTCTGTACATCATCTCATCCGAGAACCCGGTGATTCTATCCGTTACTGATGGGTCTCTAGGTATGTTTTTATGGCTATACATTTTTCAAAATCTTCTACCTCTGCGAAGTGGATTAATAAATTTTCTAAATCTGTTCTTGTTGGTACTCGCTTCAATGCGTTATGAGCAAACACTACAACGTCACCCTCATCTTGATGTATCTCATCAATGTCATACCCTAAAATAATAACACGAAATGAGTTGATGTAGGCTTTGTCTAGTTGTTCTTCTGTCATAGTTCAAGGTTCTGTTGTGTCTCGCCTTCAGTCTTGGGTCTGATTCTGAACCATCTACCATTATTATCTCTACCCTCTTCAGGTTTCAATCCGGTTAAGTGCGTACCATAGGAGTGCAACCATCTATAAAATCTTGTGCGACTTATTGTCATCTTAGCTTTTGGTCCGTAGTCAGGATACTCTCCAATGAAATCAAAGTAAAGGTCCTGCATCGGGAGTCTTGCGTTAACCCTAAGACTTTCGTTTTTCTTATGACCATCTACTAAACCAACCCATTCAATAAAATCGTGAGATGTTTCTGCAGACAGTTGTCTGATTTGTAGGTTAACAAACTGACTCTTAATTAAACCTGTATTTAAATAATCCTGTAAACAAGTAGTCATAAAATTATCAAACAAACACCATTCATCCTCGTTCCATTCAGCAAAGAAATGTTTTCCGAACTCATCCATTGGTGTGAATGTTTTGGTATAGTACTGATGCAATTCTATCTCCCACTTTCTACGAGCAAACGAATTACCTGAACCCTTGATAGCATAGTTAGTAGTGATTCCAATCTTAGGTGACTTACTAAAAGGAATCTTGATAGCATCCTTGTTCTTCTTCTCTAAGGTCAACCCCTCTGTTACAACACTAAATAATCTTTCAAAGTCAAAATGTTTTTTAACATCATCGAAGCAAAGTATCTGTGTATCTGCTGATACTAACTGATATGGAAATGATTTCTCAAAAGCAAAAGCCTTACCATCAATCACAACAACCTTCTTCATTTGTGATAGTGCGTTCATAAACAAACCTTTACCTGTACCACCTTCAGGGTTGTCAGATATTACCTCATCGTTTAATATAACTGCAGGACAATAGCTAAGATTTTTATAACCGTGCATTAAGAATCCTATCGTAGATTCTAAAGTCTTAATTCTTTCCTCATTGTTGTTACAAATGTTTCCAATAAACCTTGAGTAATCACATTGATGCTCATCACAAATCCTAAACTTTCGTGGGATGATGTGGTCCTTCCAAACGTATCCACCTAAATCTAAATAGTCAATTGGTTCGATAGTACCCTTTGATATTTTTACTGCACAGTTTTGATAGTATAAATATGCAGAGTCTTTGGTGTCCTCTATGAAGTAAATATCTATAGTTGATAGTAGAGTAAGGAACTCTTCTCTAAAGTATCTGACGTGGTCTGCAAAGTGATTGTAGATACTTAAATCATCTATGTCTTGCAGGTAGTTTAATATAAAATCTTTTATTTCTTTCTCTGAGGTATGGTCTATTAAGTTATTAGTAACCTTAACGAATACATAATTCCGGCTACCCTCAGGGCAGTACTTGTAGAATCCATTCTCTTCAAGGAATTTTTTAAATGAGAAGTGAACAATCTTTATTGTACCCTTATCATTCTTCTCCCAAAACATTTGCTTTGCCTGTTCTTTTTCAATCTTATTAATGACAGATGTAATTGCCTCGCCATCAATCCCTGCCTCTATTAATTGGTGACGGATTTCTTTTTTTGATACACCCCTTCTTATCTTATCTTTAATTAGTTGTACTCTCTCATCATCTTCATAGTACTTAGTATTAAAGTTTGTTGTGTTAGCGTATGCTGATTCAATTGTCCTTGTGATTTCTGATTGGGGGAATCCCTTGGTCTCATATTGATTTAAGATATATCCTGCTAATGATTTACTTATTCCATAATCATTAAAAGCCATAGCTAAAACAAAACAGTTTTGATTTCTCTGTCCCTCAGTCATTGGATACTTTTTTGTCCACCACTTAACTAGAATGTCTACTATTTTATTCTCATCGGTGATTGGTATCGTTGGTGCATCTTGATAGGAATTCATTTCCTGATATTCCTTTTCAGATATTGTATCCCATAGTTGTGAGTTTGGATTCACATAAAGTAATGGGTCATACGATTCATAACAAACTCTTGAAACATTCTTACACATCTTATCAAAGTAAGGTGAGTCAAAATATTTTTCTAATGCATTGAAGTAACTAATATGATTATCATTGTTAGCAGGTATCTTAACCAAAACCTTTAAGCCATTACCTGATGGTGATATAAATACTGAATAGATATATTGGTCCTTGGTAAGTTTTTCCTTATGCTCAAGAAGTAACTTTGTTTTTTCATACCCATCAAAGTCTAAGCAAATAATTCCTGAGTGCTCAACTAATGCTGAGTCTTTTCTTTTATTGAATACCCCTGAGAAACATAATGCAGGTAGCTTTTTCTTTAATTCATTTCTCTCGTTCTTATCCTTTGTGCTTCTTATACTCTTAACTAATTTTTTTGAAGCACCATCCTTGATTCTAGTCAGGATTACATCCACCTCTCTATGAAATGGTGTGTCTGTTTCTTTTATATTCTGAAAGATTGTAACCTTCGGTGTCATAATTGTGTCGATTTTGTGTTGATTTAATTTTCCTAAGTGATTGATTCTCAGGACCTGTGTTGATAATGTTGATTTTTTCTTCTCGTATTAAGGAAGAATAGTAAGTTGTAAAGATAATTAAAAGTATAGATATCCACAACATTTTCAACATCTATTGGGTAGAAAAAAGGGGGAAATCAATCCCCCTTAATTGCTACTAACCTGTGGTTCTAGAATGGTAGGTCCACTTCTTCCTTGGCTGCTTCCTGTTTAGGAGCATTGTCCTGTTTAGGTTTAGCTTCCCAAGTATCTAACTCGCAATAGTAGTTACCTCCTTTTGCACGTTTGATGTCTAGGTTTACCCATCCATTCTTAGCATTTGCTTTCAAGAAAGCAATACCTTCATCCACTTTGATTGATTGCTTCCCTACTACAAATTCAGGAGCGTTGTCGTTTCTCTTAAAAGAGAAACCGTCTGCGAAAATTTTCTCGTCTGCCATTTTTAATTGATTTTAATTGTTTGTTCCAAATGATTAATTATATCGAGGATTAGACTATCCTTTTCCTCACGAGTATTGCAGTCCATTGGAACTTTGAACCACGCAACTCGATTTCCTTTAAAGAGTTTCTTCAATATAGTATTCATTGATATCATATTTAGGATTCTCACCAAAGAAATTCTTATAAACCTCTATGGCTCTAATAACTTTCTGTTCTCCCCTGTCTACAAATTCTTGTGACGGTTTGAATATTCCAAGCTGCTTACTTGTTTTATCTACCACATAAAATACTAATGGCTTACCGAAAAGCTTTTGATAAATGAAACATTGACTGTCGTAATTATATTTACGAGCCGACCACTTGAACTCAGAAATTGAACCACTTGTTTTTAAATCAATAAGCTTATCAGGACAAACAATATCTGCTTTGCCTTTCCAAGTTATGCCGTGTATCTCTGCTATTGCAGGTACCTCATACTCACAACCCTTCTCCCTGATTCCTTCAAAGAATGGTAGGTTTCCCATCATTGCCTGAACACAATCTCTAATCTCTTGACCTTCCTTCTCTAGCATTACTATGCCATTGATTGCAGTCTCCTTATAAGCTTTGGTATTCCTTGAAGATACATCTACAAAGCTAGTCTTTGCAGCTTTCTCAGGCTCAAGTATTAACTGATGAAAATATCTGCCCTTATGAAAGTTAACATTATCCTCTTGAGGTTTTCTAAATTCAGTTGGATTACTTAGAAGAGTTCCAATGTCTGAGTTAGAAAGATACTGCTTTCCAAATGCTCCGTAGTATTCAGAGTCATCTCTTAGTTTGTTTAGTATATCCTTCATTACTTTATAAGATTTTTAATTTCATTCTTTACACTAGCACTTAAAGAATACTTAGTACCTATCTTATCACAAAGCTTCTTGAATCCTAGTGCTTTGTTTTCTTTACAGAAATTAGCCATTGCATCCCACTTATCATCACCAACTTTTAGTATTGGTTTTTGGTCGCTCTCTTCTACAGGTGTTGTAGTAACCTTTGGCTTTGGCTTTGTAACCTCTTCATCCATAGGCATATCTTCACCTGCATAAATGTAAATCCCCATACCAAACATTGCTAGGTTCTTTACTAAACATCTCATTAATGTTTTATTAATGTCAAAAGATGTTGCTGCAGCTACTTGCTTCTCACCATATCTTGTGGCATAAGAGTAAGGAACTTTCCTCATTGCTTGATTCTTACTATCCATTACCGGCAACCACATTGAAAGTGTCTCGCCTTCGATAGTTACATTAGTCTCACACATAAACCCTAGCATCTCATCGTATACATAAGGATTCCCGTGTTCATCTTTTACTATCTCGTATGTAGCATCAGGACAAACCTTTTTGGTTTCTGCCCAAGCGTATGCCCAAGATAAATAAGTTAGATTGTTTTTCTTTTCAATGTACTTGTTTACATTGATTGATGAAAGCTTCTCAAATGTTGTAAGCTTTGTTTTAATTTGCGTTTTTGTCGCCATAATTATTTGATTTTAATTGATTAAATTTTTTATTGATTTCACTATATTGATTCATTACCCTAGTCCGTTGACTCTTTAGTAAAGAAATCTGTTTAGATGATTTGTTACCGTTCATATGCTTCTGAATCCTTTGTTCTATCATCAGTAGTTTTGTACGGTAGTTAGACAAAGCTAAGACATAAACTCCACTTCTCCAACCTTTTTCTCTGAAAAGATTTAACTCGTCTAGTGTTAGGGGTTTGTAGTAATCTCCTCCGGACATTGTGTTTAACATCTCAATCCGTTTTGATTCAATATCTTTTACAATCTTAATCCCGTACACTAGCCTTGATAAGTATCCTTCACCATCTAGAGATATTGCATAGTCATCTTCCAATGACTGCTCAAATATTTCTTCTAAACTAAACTTCACTTAAAATACTTTCTATAGTCTCGTTCCAATCTGAATCATCCTCAACTTTCTTTTTTACCTGAGCGATGCCGTGATGAATTGAACTGTGGTTAATGTTGTATCCGTTTTCAGCCATATACTCTTGGATGTAAACTAATCTCATTGGTCTTTGTGAACAGAGGAAATAAAGAAGATGCCTTGCATCTACAATATCTCTTCGCTTGGTCTTAGTAAATAGTGATTCACTATCTAGGTTAAACAGGTAACACACCTTGCTCACATACTGATTAAAAATTTTCGTCTTCACTTGATTTTGATTTTACTCTTCGTGCTCCAAAGATTTCTCCCCAAGCTTCAAAGATTTCGTTTAGTACTTCAGAATTTTGTTGGCTTTGATACTCAGCAACCCGATAAGTATCGTCAAGGAAATCACCTAAAGTTTGTGAGTCCTCTTCCCTCTGTTCAATGAACATTTCTTTTGATTTTGACATATGATTTAATTTAATTGATTGAATGCAAATTTAAACTATTTAGAATTGTTTTCCAAATTTAGTCTAACTTTTTTTTAAATTCTTTTAACTCGTCCTTCTTAACTTGGACCCTGTAAAGTATCAGGTACCCAATTAAATCAAGAATAGTATCCTCTGTTTTGTCGTTGATTCCTACGGTCTTTATCCTGCTTAGTTTATCATCTATCCTTGCAAGGATTCCTTCCTTAGGTGATAGCTTAGAAAAGATTTTAGGTGGCTCGTTGGCAGTATCTCCATAAGCTTTATTCTTTTCTAT